CGACTGTAATTTCCAGTGGTATCGCTAGGACTATACGCATACATAATAGTAATTGTTTCTTTAGCTGTTGCTAAATTTGCAGCCCAGGCCAGAAGTAAAGAGATAAGAATCTTTTTCATTGAATTTTCTAATTTAATATTCTATTATACAAGAAATTAGACGGGCTGTCAAGACCCGTCTAACAGTTGATGCTTAACTGCGTTTGATTTGATCAACTAATCCAGAGGTGAAATAGTCTTGGTACTTCTCATATACTACTTGTGTCGCTTGAGCAAAACGGTCTTGCTCTTCGGTTGACATTTTAACAACTTTGATGCCATCGGCTTCACAACGGTCTTGAACCAATTTGATATCAGCAATACTTAAATCACGCTCGTGCCGAGCAGCAACTCGAGCAGCATCGGCTACTACTGCTTGTAATTCTGGTGTTAATGTATTCCAGAAGTCTGTACCAACCAAAATACTAGTTAAAAACAAACTGTGCTCTGTGTGGTTAACAACCTTGGATACTTTGTCTTGGCCTAGTGCATAAACACGTGGGTAAGTACTTTCGCCAACGGTAACATCTGCTTGCTCTAAGCCTGTGGTTAATTCTTCTAATTCCATTGGAACTACATCGGCACCAACGGCCTTAAATGTATCAATAGCAACAGGACTATGACTTGTGCGTACTTTCATACCACGTAAGTCTTCAATCCGAGCAACTGTTTCGTTTCCAGGAATAATGCGGAAGCCGCCTGAGTAGGTAAATGCCAGACCTTTAACACGCTTGGACTCTTGAAGACTGTCCAACAACTGTGCGCCAACTGGACCTTCAAATACACGACTGGCATGATTATGATCAGCAAACAAAAACGGCAAGTCTAGTGCAAAGAAGTCTTTGTTTATTTTACCTAATGTAATTGTGTATGTTTGGCTCATCTCAATCTTGCCTTGATCTAGTAGATCTACAAGATCGTGTTTGGTAACTACAACATCGTTGTTATATTTTTTTGAGTATTCGCTCATGGTCATAACTTCGATGTCTAATTTGCCAGGCGCACGAGCATTTACTTCTGCGGCAAACACTTTAGCGGCGCGAATGAATAGTTCAATTGGTTCGTGAGCCAACACCCATTTAATATGTTTCATGTAATCTCCGTTTGATTTAAGAGCTTGCGAAGAATTTCGCTTACGGGCGGCGTTCTATACGTGTTACGATAGTAAAAGGGTAGTACCCTAGGCGTCTGTTTAATCCGACGTCAACTGACTGTTGGCGTTGCTAATATTATTTATATTAGAATTTTGAAAAGTTATTAATTCCGGTGTCTTGATAGTCAGCAGGTCCAAGGCAATAAAACGGGCTTAAAAACCCTACAAATCCTACAGGGTTTCCTAGTTCGTGATTAAAAAACTTGTCGTCAATATTGTCAACTAGTAATTTAAGTCCGGCTTGCCACGCTCTAAACGCTTCGGTTTCTTTAAAGTTAGTGTAAAACCAAAAGTCCATTTCGTTATAAAAACTATTAGTAGGTTTGGCTGTTTGGAATGTAGCCGGATTGTAGTCAGGATAAATTAACGGCTTGACCATTTGTTCGTAGGCTGTTCTGTGAGCTATACTATGATTTGGCCAACGCACTAGATACTGTAAAAATTTATTCTGCGGCAACATAAACCAATTTTTAATAATGTGAGCTTGTTTATGTACAATTTCTGGCAGGTCTGGAGTCCAGTAAAAATATTCATTGGTAATATTGTCGTAATCACCTACTACCGAATTACTATGGTTGGCCTGCAGATCCATAAAATACACATACCATTTACTGTCTCGAATACACATCTTGGGTTTATCTATACCATACAATACACAAATACTCTTACCACGGTCGGCATCTCGTTGATGATCAATATAGCCCACATTGTCATGTTTAAAAGCATGCCCGGGTTGAAAATAATCTTTGCTTTTGAATACCCAGGTTTCGTCAATTTCACCTTTGAGCATGTTTTCTGAATAGTCATGCATGGTAATTTTTACAGTAGGATGATTAGCAGCAATCCAGTTTAGCAAGGGCTTGGCAGCAAATTCCCACTCGCTGAGTGTATTTTCACACTTGGTATTGTATGGATCATTGTGTACATTTTTTTCTCCAGTTTTAGGATAACGGAATACTACTTCGTCAAGATGTATTCCATTATTTAAAAAACTATAGATAGCGGTGGTACTGTCACCACCACCTGATGCTTCAACACGAATCCAGTCGTACCGATCTCTAAGTTGTTGAGCTCGCATGCGGTACAGTTCTTTAATAGATAACTGTGGTTCAATTTCCCAATTAATTTTATCAAATATGTTACGGTTAAATTGCCATTCTGGAAAATGTCCTGTCTTTGTAGCCTCAATTAAGGCTTCTACTTTGCCGTAGAATGTTTTATCACCGACATGATAGCATCCTAGTTTTTTATTGTTTTCTAATTTGAACATAGTTTTAATTTGGTGGGCCTAATTGGATTTAAAGATATTTTGTGGGCCCTGCTGGGTTCGAACCAGCCCCTTACAAATTATGAGTTTGCGGCACTACCTCTATGCTAAAGGCCCACAAAACACCCTTATCTAATCTGTTTTATTTCAGCTTCTTTAATTATAACACTAGGGCTCGTAGTTGTCAAGATACTTTTTAAGATCGCCGTACAAATTAACCATAATAGCTTCCTGGCTACCAAAAAATACAATCTTTTTGGGTATTCCTTTGACTGCGTGAATGTAGTAAGGCATTTGTAATTTGCTATCCATTTCCAATATCATATGTTGATTAAAATCGTGCGGATTATTGATAGAAAATTCATAATAAGTAAGATCTAACTCATCACAAAATACACGATAGCCAGCAGTGGTTAATCTCATACCACCATTGTTTCGTATATTAAACCACCAGGTATGTAATGATCTCTTGACTGTAAGTCCGAGTTCAGGATCTAGTTGCTTGACTAGTTCTTCTGTAAGTTTCTTTTTATTACGCACATTATGGATAAACTTTGTCGCCGGCTGTGAGTAATACCACAGAAAACTTTTCTGTTTTAAATTGTGTGTTAAGTTTGCGGGCGAGGTTAATAGCATGCCCAGGATTAGAGAACGAAACTTTTTTATATTTAGGACCGGGATATTGCTGCAATAAATTGCTTGTCTTGAGGTTAATCGGTTTACTATCAAAAAATACCGCCCATATGCCCTCGCTGGACAATACCTGCTCGGTCTTATAGGTAGACTTGTTAGTTACTTCGACTAGTACTGTAGGCTTCGGTCTGGACATTATAATACTCCTACATTTATTTATGCTAAAATATAGGTACTTTTAGAAAGTTCCACCGTCCATTTTTATAGTAATTACCTCTTCTTCTGGTGCTTTTAGCGACTGTTCTCTTAGATTTTGAAGGTCGATTAACAGTCTAGTAATGTCAGCATGCAAGTCTTTAGCATCAGCCATACTCATAGTAAAGTCTTTAGCCCCACGAGCCTCAAGCCCTCTAACACGGTCAACATACTTTTGTAGATAAATGCTCATTGATGATTCCTGTTTACATATTTCATTAAGTCAGGAGCAGTCCACCCTTCGGGTTTAAGAACTTTACCATCTTCACGTTTACGTACACGACCGGTTACCTTGTCAATTTTAGCAAAGTTTGTTGCCATGACTTCTCGCCAGGCACCCTCGGCATCGGCACCCATTGAATGGATAGCACCTATAGTAACAACTAAAATATCAACTAATGCATCAAGGTCGTCTACTGGTGTGGTTGAGTCTTTAAGCTCTTGTACTTCTTCTTCGATTAGATCTAAGTATAGTTTATACTGTTCGGTATTTTCTGTGCCCACAGTTTGGTCGCAGGCTCGCATAAACTTCTCTTGATCTCTAAATGGATTAGTCATGACTCTGTGCTTCCTCCTTTGAATGGAACGGGCCGTGATATGGATATCTCTGAAGCATAATTAGTTTTGGTCCTTGTAGCACTTGCCACGCACGACCTTTCTTTACCTGGTACCAACCTGCCGCAAACCACGATTTACTTTTATTGGTCTTTGTATAGATTGGCAACTTTTGCGGAACGTCCCACATAGGATTGTACATGCGGCCTGCTACAGGATACCCGTGTACTAAGTTAGTTGGCTTTTCTTTAACCGTCTTTGGCAACGGCTCAAACTGAATATGAACTCGTTGTTCGACCATCTTGATAGTCTTATACTGTAAAATTTGATCATTGATTTTAACTTGATACCCACCGGCATAAGCTTCTACATTACCAACCTTGCGGTCGTTATCTTTTAAAATCCAATATTGTTTGTCTACTACTGGTAGAGCTATTAATGTCATTTGTTACTCCTTTTCCTACATTCTTCTTGTACTGATACTGGCACATCTGGATGCCAGCCACCGATCAATATCCGGCAATCATATTGTACAACGACTACACTACCGTTGCTACCTGGTAGTAATACTAATGTTAATATTGCAATTAAAATACCAAATGTCACTGTGACCCAAAAAATGTCCTTAGCCATTTAATACTCCTTTATATGTTTCATTCAACCACCGACCAAATGAATCGGCTGACTCACTGCACTTATTCAATTCGTACTTGCCACAGAACTGCATAAACCTCACACCAACTTGTCCAATGTCTTTGTGACTTATTTGTTCACGGATGCAAGTGTCTACTACTGTTTTAATTTCTTCTGGTTGTGCTGTTAAATCAATTAGCGTACGATTGCGTTCGTAATCATCTAGGACACGATGCTCAACACCGTCTGGGTCAGTCCATCTTTGCAGCATAAGGTTGTTCCAACTGTAACCTTTTTTATCCTTGTCAGAATACGCTTCTTGTAGGCCGACTTTGCTTTTGGTACCTTTCGTCCGAACGCCAGGGAATGCCGAGAAGACATTATCTGATGTG